TCTACCGGATAATTGCTCGTATTTTAAACTTCCATTAACAATTCCCTTTAGCTTTAAACTATCAATTTCAGGTGTAATACTTGCAAGTTTTACATTTTTAAATTTAAAGTTTAAATCTTTTGAAATAAATGACAAAATACATATTATTAAAAAATGTTTGAACTGCAATAAAGAAATAGATTCATTTCAAAAAATCAACTCAAAAAATATTAATTACACTGAATATAAAGTATCTGAAAACGTATTTGATTCCAAACTTGGTTTTTAATGCAATTACGCGAATATCAAATTAACATAGCGAATCAAGGATTTGAAATATTAAGAAGAAAAGGCATAGTTTACCTTGTAATGAGTCCAAGAACTGGTAAGACTTTAACGGCTTTACATATCGCTTCACTTTGTGGAGTAAAAAAAGTATTAATGATTACTAAGAAAAAAGCTATTTCATCAATTGTAAGCGATTATAATTTATTTGGATATACATTTGACTTAACAGTTATAAATAATGAAAGCTTACATACTATAAACGATAAATTCGACTTAATAATAAGTGATGAACACCATAGAACAGGTGCTTTTCCTAAACCAAATAATACAACAAAAGAAATAAAGAAAAGATACGGTCATTTACCTATGATTTTTCTTAGTGGTACACCTGCAGTTGAAAGTGGTTCAATGTGGTTTCATCAATTTTTTATATCAAAATTTAATCCGTTTAAACAATATGTTAATTTTTACAAGTGGTCTGTAGATTATGTAAATATTAAAAAGAAACGTATAGGAGCGTTTGAAATAAATGATTACAGTGAAAGTATAGATGATAAAATAATGAAAGTTATAGAGCCTTATTTAATAAGATATACACAAGAAGAAGCTGGTTTTACTTCAAAGGTTAATCAAAATATTATTTACTATCAACAATCAGATAAAATAAATAATTTAATAACTAAATTAAAAAAAGATTTAGTTATCGAAGGTAAAAACGAAGTTATTTTAGCAGACACTTCTGTTAAATTAATGCAGAAATTACATCAAGTCGAAAATGGGTCAATAAAATTCGAGAGCGGAAATGCAATGACACTTTGCAATAAAAAAGCAGAGTTTATAAGAGATAAATTTAAAGGTAAAAAAATAGCTATATTGTATTATTTTATTGAAGAATTTAACCTACTTAAAGAAGTATTTACAAATTATACTACCGACTTAGAAGAATTTAATACAACTGATAAAATTTATATAGGGCAACAATACACAAATTCATTAGGTGTTAATTTGTCAAAAGCTGAAACGCTTGTATTTTATAATTTCGGATATTCTGGAACAAATTTTATTCAGTCTATTGATAGGCTAACTGTCAAAGAAAGATTAGTAAATGATGTTTATTTTGTTTTTGCTAAAGGATCATTAACTGAAAAAATATACAAAACAATTAAAGAAAAAAAGAACTATTCAGATACTATATTTAAAAAAGATTTATTATATTTGTAAAGTATTGTCGCAGATACATAAAAACTTAGGTTAATTACTTAACCGAACATAACCCGATAAATAGGAACTGCGACTCTTATTTATTCGGGTTTTTTGTTTTATATTATTATGGAAAATGAAATTTGGAAAGATATCCAAGGGTATGAAGGTTTATATAGAGTTTCTAATTTAGGTAATGTTATTGGATTAGAAATAAAAACAAATTTTGGTACTGGATATAAAATATATCCATTAAGAAATATTAGAGTGTGGAACGATAAAAAAGGTTATTGTTATGTTACTTTATCTAAAAATAAAAAAGCCAAACATTTTTTATTACATAGATTAGTAGCTTTGAGTTTTTTAAAAAACAAAGAAAATAAACCTCAAATAAATCATAAAAACGGAATAAAATCAGATAATACTATTAATAATTTAGAGTGGTGTACAGCAAAAGAAAATTTAGAACATGCTGTAAAAAAAGGATTAAATTTAAAACATAGTATTTATAATTATCAATCAAAATTAAGTTTAAATGATGTTGATTTTATTAGAAAATGTAATTTAACTCAAAAAGAATTAAAAATAAAATTTAATATATCGCAAACAAGTATATCTAAGGTGTTATTAAATAAAACATACAAATAATGTTAGAACAAAAAATTCAAACTAAAATTATAAAAAAGTTAGAAGCTGATGGGTGGTTAGTTTTAAAACTAATTAAGTTATCCAAATCTGGTTATCCTGATTTATTGTTATTAAAAAATGGTAAAACTATGTTTATTGAAGTAAAACAACCAAATGGTATATTATCAGAAATACAAAAATTTAGAATTAAAGAAATTACTGAATTAGGATTTCAATGTAAAGTTTGGGTAGATTACAATGTAGAGTATAATAAATAAAGCATTAAAATAGTAGAAATATAAACAAAATTGTTTACATTTGCGTATGAAAGATTTAAAACCAACTAAGCTATGTTACAATTGCTTTAAGCCTCATCAAAATATGGGTATATATTGTGTACAATGCGATAAATCAAATAAAACTATGACAATAACAAAAGAACAATTCGATGCACTTAAAGTAGGTGATTATTTAAAAACTGAAAACTCTACTTTATTGGTAGAAGCAAAATTTGCAAATACAATTGCAGTTATAGACGATCAAGATGATGCTTATGTTTATTCGTTTAAAGAGGTTAGACAAGCTAACTACTCAATCAACCAACCAATCCAGCACAACTGCGGTTTTCCTTTTGGAGATTATTCAGATAGGGAAGTGATTGTTAAGGTGAGCAATTCAAGTATTAAAGATTGTGAAAAAATGATGCATTATACTAGATTAATAAGTGTTAGCGAACATGGATTTAAAGACTGCATTAGTAGCACTTGGAAATTCGCTGTACTTGTCGCAAACAATGTAGACATTATTGTAAAACCATGAACGAACTACTAGAAAAAGCCAAACGTGACTACCCAATAGGTACGAAGTTTAGGAGTGTGTTTACTTTGACAGAGTATATTTGTGATGGTTATTATGAAGTTTTAAATAAAGATGTATACGTTAAAGAGTATGATAGCAATATGGTTAGATGTATTTATCGTACTAAAACAAACAAATGGGCAGAAATAATAAAAGAAGAAACTATGACACAACAAGAATTTAACAGCTTAAGAGTAGGAGACTTTATCAGCAATTATGAGATATTGCACAAATACAAAGATTTTCTTATAGTAAGATGTGATGATGGCCATGATTTGTTTGATCTAGCCAAAATAAATAAACTAAACTTAAAAATTATGAAAAACAAGAAATACCTAGTAATTGAAAAAGAAATCCTTGAAAAGCTTATCAAAGATATGATTGAAAAAACAAAAACTGCTCAATCAGATTCTTACCTGAAATGGCTTGATGGCAATATATTTGCCCTCGAAACAGTCAAAGACTATTGTAAACCATTAGACGAAACAATTTAAAATTTTAGTCGGATATTAATTTTATAAATAAATTAGTACAATGTTTGCAAGTAAACAAATTATTGCTATATTTGTGTATGCAAAAGGGAAATGGTTCTCTTTTTAAAAAAACAAGATTATGGAAAATGTCAATAACATCGCAGATTTTAAAAAAAGAGTTAAAATTTACAAAACTCACAAATTAAAAAATGATTTTATAAGTATTAATTATGCTTATTTTCTAGGGAACAACTGCATATCTGCCCCATCAAAAGTAAAAATAGAAAAAGTAGGTACACCTTACAATAGTTTAGCCTATTATTTACAATTAAGATTTTAATATGAACGAACTAGAAATGAATTTCGATTTCAATTTTGATGATTTCAATATTGACATGAACCTCGAGGATACTATCAATCCTCGAGTTTTAAAAGCTACAAAAAAGCTACAAACAAATAAATTTGTAAAATCAGCAAATGCAAAAACATTTTTTGATCAGGTCGAACTTGAGAAAGATTGTAGAATACATTGCATTTTAAACGGCAACTTTCAATTTTTCGACATGATATTTGAAATGTTTGTAAAATACGATTTTAAAGTTAAAAAAATGACAATTTCAACTTTATCTTTATCACAAGATAATATTGAAAGTATGGCCGTTTTACTTGAAAATGGATACATAGACGAACTTAATTTAATAGTAAGCGACTTCTTTTATTCTCACGAAAGACACTCTTTGGTGCCTTTTATTTACGAACAACTTGACATTGAAAATAAATTTCAGTTCGCAGTAGCTGGAACTCATTGTAAAATTATTACCTTTGAAACTGAAATGGGTACTAAATTTTGTATTCACGGATCAGCTAATTTAAGAAGTTCAAATAATATTGAGCAGGTTTGTATTGAAAATAACGATGAATTGTATTACTTTTATGACGAAATGCACGATAAAATATTAAAGCATTATAAAACAATCAATAAATCTATAATCAGAAATAAATTATGGCAAGTTATGAAGGATTAAGAGGAGGCGAAAAAGCAGCTAAAGCAATAAACGCCAACAGGTCAAGTAAAGGAGAAAAAGCGAAAAGGCTAAAAGAAAGAAAACAAGGATTAAGGCCAACAACAGAACAATTCCCGTTTTAACCAAATAATATTTGGTATTACGGTGTAATCACGGTATAATATATGGGAGAATTTCCAAATAAAGGCACTCAATTTTCTAGAGAAAGGCAGCCAGAGAATAGAGGAAAAAGAGATATAACGGCAAAAACAATACTTAATAAGTTTTTAAGTATTGAAAAAGATATGGTTAATCCATTAACGGGCCTAGAAGATAAGCTTACTATTGCTGAACTTATGCACTTGAAGCAGATAGCAAATGCCGTACAAGGCGACATATCAGCATATAAAGAGATAATAGATAGGCTAGAGGGTAAGGCGAAACAAAACGTTGATTTAAACGCACAAATTGAACAGAAAGTAACTCAAATAAGAGTTAAAAAACGTGATGAATGATGTTATTGAATTTGATAGCGACCTATTTAATGACCTTTATTATCATTTAGAAGAAGATTTTAACAATGATGATATAAGGTTTATTTTTGCTTATGGCGGTTCGTCAGCCTCAAAAACTTATACGGTAGTCCAATTATTGATAATTAGAATGTTATCAATAAACGAAAATACAATGATACTGCGTAAATTCGGGGTAGATATTAAAGATTCTATTTACTCCGATTTCGTCAAAATTATTTCAGAGTGGGATTTAAGCCATTTATTTAAGTTTCAAATCAATTATATTGAATGCTTACAAACAGGTTCTTTCATACGTTTTAGGGGTTTAGATGACGCTGAAAAGATAAAAGGCCTAGTAGGCTTCAAACGTGTTATATTGGAGGAGATAAGCCAATTTGATGCAGAAGATTTAAAACAAATTAGAAAGAGGTTAAGAGGAGAATCAGGTCAACAGATAGTAGGTTTATTCAATCCGATTAGCGAAGATCACTGGATTAAAAACCTATTTGATAGCGAAAATTTAAAACTTTGCCACACAGGAACAAACATCACATCAAAACATATTAATTCTAAAGGTAACTTTGTAGTTTACAAGGCTACTTATTTAAACAACTTTTTTATAGTAGGCCCGCAATTTTACGATAAGCATACCATAGATGATTTTGAAAAAGACAAGATTACAGATTTCAACTATTATCAAATTTACGGTTTAGGAAATTGGGGTAAACTGCGAACTGGAGGGGAATTTTGGAAGAATTTCAACTCAAATAAACACTTATCCGAATGTGATTTCAATATTGATTACCCTATACACCTGGTATTTGATGAAAACGTAAACCCGTATATCACTTGTTTAGTTTGGCAAATTATAGGCAAAAAAGCTTATCAAATAGACGAAATATGTTTAGAAGATCCTCGAAATACAAGAAAGCACGTTTGTAACGAATTTATAAGCAGGTACCCAAAAACAAATGGATTATTTATTTACGGAGATAAAACAAGCTGGAAAGCAGACACGGGCAAAGAAAAAGGCGAAAACTTTTTTACTGATATATTAAACTATTTGAAAGATTACAAACCTAGTTTAAGGCTGCAAAGTGTTAATCCTTCAATAGTTCAAAGTGGTGGATTTGTTAATCAAATATTTGCAGGCAACAAATTACCTTTAGAGATCACCATAAACCCAAAATGTAAGAAATCAATAAACGATTACACTTATGCCCTGGAGGATAGCGATGGCACAATTAAGAAAACAAAGGTAAAAAACAAGATTACAGGCGTAACATTTGAGGAGTTTGGCCACCAAAGTGATGCTTTGAGATATATAATAACAGTAGCATTTGCAGGTGAATATCAAGACTATTTAAACGGAGGTAGAAAAATAAGTTTTAAAACAATTTCGATAAATTCAAAAAATAAAATATAATTTAATATATTTGCAAATATGGGATATTTGACTAACACCGACTACCTTTTGCACGTTCAAGATACTAATTGGCAACAGCTAATAAGCAATAATGCTTTAGTGCAAAAGCAGTCAGAAAGGTATGCACAAGCTAAAATTACAAGCTATTTAAACGCTAAATACGATTGCGTAGAGGAGTTTAAAGATACAACTACTTTTGATATTGCTAAGGCTTACAAAGCCGATAGTTTAGTGGTTTATAATGCCGAATACTACTATTTAACACCAACAGCAGATTCATACGCCTATAATGTTACTTACAAGGTAGGAGATAAAGTGTACTACCATTCTAATATTTATACTTGCATTGTAGAATCAACAGGAATAACACCTACGGTATCAACATCGTGGGTAAATGATAACTACACAATTATAGGAGTATTGCCTACTGATGCTACGAAATGGACAAAAGGAGATAATAGGAGCGTATTAATTTTTAATTGGTACGTTGAATTAGCCGTGTTTTATGCTTATACCCGAATTTCTCCAAGGAATATCCCACAATTAAGAATTGACCAAAAAAATGAAGTAATAGAGGATTTAAAAAACGCACAAATAGGCGTATCAATAAACCTTTATGATTTACCTTTATTGCAACCGTTGCAAGGACGTTCTATAAGATTCAACTCAACACCTAAAAATATACTTTAATGGCTTGGTACAATAATTTTATAAAGAAAAAAGAAGCAGAAGAATCTGCAAATGTATCAAACTACATTCAAAAAACGTCATCAAATAGGATTAGGCAAGAATTAACAGCTTTGCGCGAATCTTTAAAAGAAGCTGAGCAATATGACGATAATTATAAGTTCAGAAATAAAATGCAGCTTATTTTTCAAGATATAATATATGATGGGCACATCATGGCATGCATGACTTTTAGGAAATCAATGACATTAAAAAAAGAATTCCAAATATCTGATTTAAAAGGCAATCAATCGGAAGAATGGACATTGTTTTTTAAATCTAAATGGTTTTATGATTTTATGGAATTAGCCTTGGATGCTCAATTTTTTGGATATAGTGGCGTAAATTGGACAGGAATAAACGAAAATAAATTAACAGGATTAAAAGCTATTCGCAGGGATTCAATAAAGCCGGATACAAATGAAATTCTAAGAATGCCATATTCTTATGAAGGAATAAATTTTGATGATGAAAAAATAAAAGATTGGAGTTTGTTAATAAAAACAAATAACAATTTAGGGTATTCAAATTGTGGTTATGGTTTACTTTTCCCTTGCTCGGCCTATGCCATTGCTATTCGTAACAATTTAGGATTTAATATTGACTTTGTAGAAAAATTTATTATACCTTTTGTTGTTGCCAAAACAATGAAACATGAAGGAGATGAACGCGACTTATTAGAGGAAGGTATAAAAAATATGGCTTCTTCAAATAGTGTTGTTTTAGATCCTAATGATGAAATCGAATTTATTGAAAGCAAAAACGCAGGCACTGGATTTAATTCATTTGATAATTTAGAAAACAGATGTGAAAAGAAAATAAGCAAAATTTTGCTAGGGCATGCCGATGCGATAGATTCAACAAGCGGGAAGCTTGGTAGTAGCCAAAATGAAGCTGTTGAGGACGCTTTAGAAAATATTGAAATAGTAGATAATAATTTTATTCAAAACGTTGTAAATGACCAACTTTTTGATAAACTTAGAAACTTAGGTTTTAATATTCCTAAAGGTTTTTCTTTTATATTCTTAAATACTCACGAAAAAACTGAAAAACTTGAAAACGATTCTAAAGTAAATCAGTTATTTGTTAATGTTGTGAAAACGCTAAAAGAAGCAGGCCACGAAGTAGACAGCAAATTTATTGAGGAAACAACAGGATACCCGACAACAAAAGTATTAAGCCCTACCAATGTAAGCAATGCTACGATAAATAACTTATATGAGTTATAAGGGAATTTATAGCGGAGATATTAACCATACCAATCTACCAGTAGAGGTATATGAAATGACCGCTTTAAAGCTACTCAAAGGTATTGAGGAAGGCGCAGACGTGAACTATATTACTTTTGAATGGGGTAAATTAGGAGAAAGAACAGCTTTAGCATTAAGGGAAAATATTTATTTATTTAGTGCTGCAAAAACATTTAACTATGTTTTGAGTACGGAAAACTTAATAATTGGAACAGATGGCCAAATAATACCTTTCAAGCAATTTGAGGAACTAGCCAAGGCTAACAATGCTTTGTATAATAAAACATGGTTAGAGGTAGAATATAATTCAGCACAAATCCAAGCTAGTAACATAGTAGATTTCAAAGATTTTCAAAGTAGTAAATCTACATTCCCATTTCTTAAATATGTGACGTTTAAAGATAAAAATGTAAGTGAAATATGCCGTAGACTTGAAGGAGTAACAATGGCAACCGATAGCACATTTTGGCACACTCACAGTCCACAACAACACTACCAATGTAGATGTAGACTAGAGCCTATGACGGATGGCGTAGAAACAAAATTAAGCACAAAAGATTTGATTAAACCAAATCCATTATTTAAGAATCCAGCAATTACCGAACAAATATTTAATAAAAACCATCCTTATTTCAATGTAGATGCAAAATACAAAGCTTTTGCAAAAACCAACTTCGGACTAAATATACCAACACTTGAAAAAGCTAAAAGCAAATAACCTCATGATTAAGGATAGGCTAAAAACTATTCCAAATGATATTGCTATTTTGGCGAAAAGTCACTTTGATGGAAACTTTACACGCCAAGGCTTCGATGGGGTAAAGTGGAAAGAAGTTCAGCGAAGAATATCAGGAACTAAAACATATAAAAGCGTAAAAAACAGGGATAGAACAAGGGCAATATTAAGTGGTAAAACAAAGACTTTAGCTAAAAGTATTTATATTAAGTCAGCAAGTTTAAAAAGAATAGTAATAGCTAGTAGTTCAAAATATGGGGCTATACACAATTACGGAACAAATAAAATACCACAACGTAAATTTTTAGGTAATTCACAAGTTTTGAATAAAAAAATACTAAATTTGTTAAATAAGGTAATGAAATGAAACAATTATTAATAGATTTAATAGCAAAAATAAATTTAATAACTGATTTTAACCATATCGCAGTTTGGAACAATCAATTAGATGATGAAGAACAGGCTTATAGTTTACCAGCTTGTTTTATTGAAATACAAAACAATGCAGACAGCATACAACTAGGAGGAGGAGTTCAGCTTTATGAAGTTACAGTAAATTTTCATATTGTTCATGAAAACTACAATAACGCATATTCAGATACTTCACAGGATCTATTGATATATGATTTAAAGCAAAAAGTTTATGAATCAATACAAGGTTATGAACCTACTGGATGCGTAGCATTTGTAAAAACAACAGAGATTCAAGATGATAACCATGACAATTTAGTGAGGTATCAAATGACATTTGATACTAATATAGTAGATTTTACAAAAGAAAAATACAATAAATTATTGACAACTACACCAACTACTTTAATAATAAATGGCACGTTCAATTAGTCAAATTCAAGCACAAATAAAAGCTGAAAAAACAACACACAGCGAACTAGATAAAATTGATTTAAACAGCCTTGCAAGCGTTGAGAACTTATGGATATACATAACAGCAGTTTGTATATCAGTATTGGAGCAGTTGCTAGACGTATTTAAAGTAGATATTGAAACAATCGCAAGCAATGCCATACCAGCTACGCCAACATGGATAGTTAAAATGTTAAAGTATTGGCAATATGGCGACAATATAGAACTAGATAGTAATTTAGCTTTTTATTATCCTATTGTTAATACTACCAAAAATATTATCACAAGGGTAAGCGTGTTCACAACAGCCAATAAAACTGTTCAAATTAAAGTAGCAAAAGGAACAACACCAACAGCCATAAGTGGAGCAGAAAAAACATCATTAAGTACATACTTAGGCGAAATATTGCCCGCAGGAGTAGGTTTTAATTTAATATCAATTGCAGGAGATTCAATCGAAATAGGAGCAAATATTTATGTAAACGGGCAATATATTGATACAATAAAAACAACAATCATAACAGCATTAGATGCTTATTTAGCTAATCTTTCATTCGATGGTAAAGTGAAAGTATCAGCAATACAAGATACAATCCAAAGTATTGAAGGAGTTAATGATGTTGTATTAACTACTGTAAACGTTCGCAATACAAACCAAGCCTACGGACTAGGTACGTCATTAGTAGCTGATTCAAAAGTATTGATTAAAGATTATACGCCACTTGCAGGCTATATCATTCAAGAAGTAACCGCTTCACATACATTTAATGACACTTTAATAGTAATTTAATGGCAATATATGATTTTAGTTTAAGTACACTTATTGACCAATTAACGCCTAAATACTATGCTTTTAATGCTAATTTATATTGGCAAAAGAGCTTATTAAAACCTATTGATTGGCTAAAAAATAATCTATTTGAAAACTATTCTAAAGGATTAACTAGATCACTTTGGAATATTGCAACACCTTACACAGTTGGTACTATCGTAAGATTTGACGAAGGATTATATGAATGCTTAATTGCCAATACTGGGCAGTCATTAACAAGTGAATATTGGTATAAAATTCAAAATGATAGAGTAGGTCTTTATACTAGGCTTAATTTTAGGAACAATAAAAAAGTATTTGAATATGCTTTGAATCAAAGATTTTATACAAGTGGGATTTACATAAATAACGTAACAGATTCAAACCCTTTTTACGTTGGTATTGCTAATAGTTCAACTATTGGATTAACAAATTCAAGTCTTAACGTACCTTTAACAGATACTTATAATTTACTTGATTTTACTATATTCGTTCCTGTTGCGATTTTCACAGGATTAGGAGCAAATGCAGAAAAAATAATAAGACAACAAGCAGATAAAATAAACATGGCAGGCATGATTTACAGCGTTCAAACTTACTAATATGAAAAAAATACTAACATCAAGCATAACAGATTCAGCTCAATTACCTTTATTAAAAAGAACTATTGATCATTTACAAGAACAAGAAATTGAAAACATAAAAAGTTGTGTTTTTGCTCAATTAGGTTCAAGTACAGAAACATTACCTATTATTTTATGGGGTTGTGTTGGCACATTGTCTACTGTAACAGTCTCAAATGATACATTGACAATTACATCAGGTGCAATGATGTATTTAAATGAAATCTACCAAGTAGATGCACAATCAATAACTAAAACAGGAGCGAATGTTTTTGCTTTATCTTTAGATACAACTACTTTTCAAGCAGGAGAGCCAACACTTTACAGCGATGGGGTTACAAGTGTTAATACTAACCAAATAGCAAAAATAAAGTTAGTCCAAGTATTAACAGGTGCAGGTATTTGTGACTGGGATAATGTAGGTATAAAATTCAGAAAAGAAGATGTCAGTTTTTCAGGGCCGGTAGGGTCTTTTATATTAAGATTTATCAGACATGGCGACGTGGTTACGTGTAAATCAGTAGGTACGTCAGATACAGGCCCAGGCACTTTGTCATCATCAATACCAACATGGGCAAGACCTTCTCAGGACTTTGGTTTTAAAACACATTTTCCTTATGCAACCGGTTCGTTTTTAGATCAAGATAGCGTAGTTTTCAAAACAAATGGAACAATAGTATTGGGTCAAAATATAAGTAGTGGCCACGACATTATGATTTCTTACATGGTTTAACCTTTCAAATATTTAAATAAAGCTATTAAGCATAAAACACCTATTGAAATAATAGGAGTAAAAAAAATAGATAATACTATAAATAAAATTATGTAAATAACAATCATTTTGTATAGTTTTTAAAGTGTTGTTTAATAATATCACTACAAATTTTGCTCAAAGAACCATGTTTAAAACTTTGTTCTTTGAGCATTTTTTTATATTTCGGGTTAATATAAAAACACACCCTACATTGACCATTATATAATTTTTCAGTATTTTTTATCATTTTCAAAAATACTATTTTAAAGCGTGCTATAAAAATAAATAAGCGTTTTTTTATTTGCAATATTGTTGCATGAATTTTATATATACAATCAATCCAGAATCTAACACGCCAATAATGCTTATCAATAAAGAGATAGGTGGTTATGACGGAGTGAGCGGTTCACAATTCCAAAACGAGCTTACAGCGTTAGACTTGATGGGTAAAGAATCTATTGAAATTCATATCAACTCGACAGGCGGAAGCATCATAGATGGGTACAGCATTTATTCAGCAATAATCAACGCTAAAACGCCAATCAATACGGTAAATGTAGGACTTTGCGCATCAACTGCGTCATGGCTATTTTTAGCAGGCAAAAAAGCCACAATGATGGATTACGCACTATTAATGGTACACAATCCATACGGCGGTAATGGTAATGATGAGGTTTTAAGTCTATTTAAAAACTCTATTGTTAAAATGATTTGTAATCGTTGCGGAATGGGAGAAAAAGAAGTTTCTGAAATGATGGATTCTGAAACTTGGATGGATGCAACTACAGCAAAAACAATGAATTTATGTTCTGACATCAAGTCAGTTAAGATAAAGGCAAAGCCAACTTTAAGTAAGTCAATGAATGCTTATAGTGAAGCTTTCAATTTTGTAAATCAATTAATTAAACCCGTTCAAAACATGGACTATTCAAAAGTATGCAACAAACTCGGCATATTGGAAAACTCAAATGAGGATTCGATATTAAGAGCAATTGATTTTGCTTTAGAAAATTCTACCAAAAAAATTGAGGAGTTTGAAAACAAAGCTAATTCTTTAGCTTCTGAAAACGAAACTTTGAAAACTAAATTGGTAGAATTTGAAAATAAAGCAAAAGAACAAAAAGAGATTTCAGCTAAGCAATTAGTTGAAAAATACTCAAACAAATTAACAGCTGAAAGTATCTCTATTTGGGAAAACAAAGCAGTTGAAGATTTTGAAGCGACTGAAATTTTATTAAAATCTATTCCTTTAAATAAAGTAGGAATTAATATTGTTGAAGTTGTTGAGGAAAAATCAAAAGAATTACCTACAAACGCATTTTATATGCTTAACCAATTAAAAAACAAATAATATGGCAATGACTATTTCAGATACTTCATACGCAGGTACCGTAGAAGCTGGTTTTATGATTACAAAGGCTACTTTTGGATTGAACACCGTAAAAAAAGGCGTTGTTTATGTAAAAGATGGCATTAAAAAAACACACAACATCCCAAATGTTGACATTACAAACGTACTTCAAACCTACGGAGCAACTCCAACAAGTGCAGGTACATTTGTAGTAAACAAAGTTACTATCACACCTTCAAAAGCAATGGGTTATGTAGAGTTCAATCCAATTGACTTTCAAGATCATTTCTACGCTGAAGAACAAAGCAAAACTTTACTAGCAAGAGAATTGCCAGTAACAGCTGAAAACGTAATGATGCAATTGTTTTTAAATCGTCAATTTGAAGCAATTGAAAAAGGTATGCACGTAGGTTCTTTAGGATACACTACTGGATTGACAGGTTCAGGCGCAAACTCTCAAATTAAATACTTTGATGGTTTTATTAGAAAAGCATTAGTAGCAGGTACTTATTTGCCAGTTGGATCTCCAAGTGCTATCACTTCAGCTAACATCCTTGGTAAACTAGATGCTGCAATTGCTTTATTGCCTTTAGCTTTATTGTCAGACGATGCAAGATTTGAGAAAATCAAATTTATGTTATCTCCTTTGGATTGGCAAAAATTTGAAAATGCTTCTTTAGCATTGACTAACAAAGGCCGTGACGTAAACGGTGTAACTATTCCTAACTACAGAGGTTTTGAAATTGTTACTTTGGCAGGTTTGCCTGAATCAACTTTCTATCTTACAAAAGCTACTGCAGATTTAGAATCTAACCTATGGGTAGGTACTAATGCAGTGGAAGATTTACAAATTGATTTGCAAAAGCTACAAAACAATTCTAGTTTGTATTTTATGAAATCTCTTTTTGCTTTTGATGTTCAAATTGCAAAAATGGAAGAATTTATTATGCACACTACTAAAGTAGCAGCTGACTTCGTAGCTTAATATGAAAGAAGTTTTAATGGAGTTCACAACATTAACTGGGTTATATGTTGCTGAAAATGGGGATTGGTATTTTGAAGAGCCAAAACACATTGAAACTAAATTCATTAAAAAAGCTGACATTTTAAAAACTAAATAAATAAAAAGGGTGGTTAAAAGCCACCTTTTTTTTTACTCATAAAAACTTAAATAAAATGGCATTAAATAAAGTAGGCTTCACACTTGGAAAGGGCGGACTAGGAAGGCCAGCACAAGGGACTGATTTTATAAGCGGTTTTGTGTTTGGCGGATTAGGTACGCAAAAGCTTTTTAAAGCATTATCAACACAAGATGCGATTGATAACGGGATTAACATTACCTACGCTGACGAAACTAAAGCGACAGCTTCAAGTACAATTACCGCAATTGGTGCAGTAGGGGATACTTACACAGCTACGGTGACACTACCAACAGGCGAAGTTGTAACAATTGGCGAATTTACAAGAACACTAACAACAGGCGAAACAGTATCAACAGTTGCAGGTTCTATTGTTGCCGACATTACAAAGAAATCATATACGACAGGTTTCACAGCTTCAAACATTGCAGGCGCAATCACTATCACAGCAAAACCAGGTTTAGGAACTTACTTAAACGCAGGAACTAAAATCACAATTACTATTGTTGGAACTATTGCTCAAACTTTAGTTGACTTTAGCGGTGGTGTAGCTTCTGTATTAGCACCTATTTACTATCACATTGAAGAGTTCTTTAGGGTAAATCCAACAGGAGTTTTGTATTGTGGTGGTTTTGTTTCTTTAAATGCTGATGGAAGCGACATTCTAACGCTTCAAAACTACGCAAACGGAGAATGTAAGCAAGTTTTGTTTTTCGAGCCTTTAGTGACATTTGCAACTACTAAAGTAGTACAATTACAAGCTATCGCAACAACTTTGCTAACAGCTAAAACGCCAGCACAAATCATTTTAGCAAACAACTTAAACGGAGTTGCGTTGTCAGCATTGACAAACTTAAATGCAGTTGCAGGTTCAAGCGTATCGGTTTGTATTGGCCAAGATGGAGGTAATTTAGGGTTAACACTTGCAAAAGGTAACGCAAAAAGTATCACCTGTGGTGGTGCAATGCTAGGTGCTATTTCTTTAGCAAACGTGCAAGAAGATATTGCATGGGTAGGGAAATTCAATCTTTCAAATGCCGTAGAACTTGAAACTTTAGCTTTTGCAAATGGAGTATTATACAGCGACCAAACAAAAGTATTACTAGATCAATTAAACGACTTTAGATTTGTTTTCTTGTTAAAACAAAGAGCAATTGCAGGTAGTTATTTCAATGATTCTCACAATGCTTGTGTAGTAAGTTCAGATTACGCTTATATAGAGAATAACAGAGTAATTAACAAATCTATTCGATTCTTAGACGTAGCATTAACGCCATACTTAAATTCAAATATTGACCTTAACAGTAACGGTACAATAAGTGATTTAAGCATTGAAGTATTTACAAGTGCTTGTAATGTTGAACTTGAAAGCATGAAAAGGAATAATAACATATCTGATTATTCTGTTTCAATTAATCCAGCACAAAACATACTTTCTAGTGGTTTACTTACAATTGGAGTTGTACTTATTCCTAAAGGAGTTGCAAGAAACATAAACGTAAACATAGGCTTTGCCTTAAAACTTTAATTAAATGGCTACAAGTGTAATGAAAAACGGGATTAATTACTCATGGAGTAATATCTCATGTATTCTTTTTGGTAATGTTGTAGTAGGTATTTCTAAGTTAGAATACAACGAAAAACAAACTAAAGAAAATAACTACGGATTTGGCGACAAGCCAATTTCGAGAGGGTATGGCAACTATGAATATAGCGGCTCTATGGAATTGTATTTGGATGAATGGAAAAAAATTATTGCAGCAAGTCCAGATAGAAATCCATTAAATATTCCACCATTTGAAGTTACTGTATTGTTTGGAGGTTCTAGGGTAGTGTTTTCTAAAGATGTTTTACAGTATGTTGAATTTCTTGAAAATCCACTAGATGCTAATCAAGGAGATTCTAAATTGATGGTAAAAATACCTTTGATTATTGGAAATATTTCAAGATAATTTCTTTGTTTGTCTAAGTGAAAATTGGTTATGTAACATTGTTGCATAACCTTTTTTTTTTATTATATTTGCAATATGACAAACATAGAATTAAAAGAGAAATATCCTTTACTAGCCTACGTAATCGAGGTTGAAGGTAAGAAGCTTTATCTTAATAAAGTTAATCGTTATGTTTTATCACCTGTTATGGCCAAGCTTGGACATGACCCGTTAATTGCATACGAAGAATTGATACAAGCTTTAGTGATTCGTGAAATTTCCGACATGGAAGTTTTAGAAGATGATGATTTGTTTTTGAGCGCAGTTACTCAAATACAGCAAATTGTGGATCTAAAAAAAAGCACGATAACGAAATTATAGAAAGGTATGAAAGCCTTCTAAAAAATGATGGCGTATTAGAGCAAGCAGACGCTTTAATACGCTATTATTTCAAAATTGATACCGACACTTTAAATGATGAAAAGTTTTACGAATTGTATGCAAAATTACAATGGGTATTAAAAAATAAACAAGATGGCTAACGAACAGGCGCAGTATATTATTGAATTAAAAGATTTAGTATCTAGTAAATTAGACGCTATGAATAGCCGTTTAGATGCTACAAATTCAAAGTTTAATAATGTACAGCAAAAAGCTGAAGGTGGTTTAGGATTAGGCAAACTTGGTGCTATCGCAGGCGGATTATTCGCATTTTCAAAGATTCAAGAATACGGATCAGAGATTTTAGCCGTAGGTACAAAATATGAATCTTTAGGTATTCAAATGGCTAATTTAACAGGTTCAGCCGAAGCAGGGGCAAATATGTTCGCTAAAATACGTGAAGATGCTTTGGTATCTCCTTTTGGCGTTGATGAACTAGCAACAGCAAACACAATGCTAGTATCAACTGGGTTGAGCGCTGAACAAGCTAGAGGAGACATATTGGCATTGTCAAATGCCGTAGCCTACGCAGGCAAAGGAAACGATGAGTTAATAAGAATGTCGGCCAATATGCAACAAATAAAAAATATTGGCAAAGCTTCAGCTTTAGATATAAAACAGTTTGGATATGCAGGTATTAACATTTACGGAGCTTTAGCTAAAGCAACTGGTAAAAGTACGGCAGAAGTAAAAGGCATGGAAATTTCATACGAACTACTTTCTAAGTCTTTAAGGATTGCCCAAGAAGAGGGAGGCGCATTTTACGGAGGTTTGTCTAGTATGGCAAATAGTACAAGTGTACAGCTATCCAATTTAGGGGATGTTTCAAAAGAAATGTTTAACGACCTATTTTTAGCCGCTAAACCTTTTATTGACGTTACAATATCAGGCTTAAGTAGTATTATTCAATGGGTAAGAGATTCGGAAATATTTTTTAAAGCTTTATCCGTTAGTATTGGATTAGTTGGAGGTGCTTGGTTATTTATGAATACTCAAATGTTAATTTCAAAAGGAATGGCAGTAGTTTGGGCTGCTCAATATGGGATTTTTTCGGTTGGACTTTTAGGTCTTCAAGGTTTATTCACGCTTACAGGATTAGAAGCTACTATTATGTGGGGTGCAATAACTGGAGGGATAACTCTTATTATAGCTGGATTAATTGCTATGTACTATAAATTTGAAGATTTCAGGGCGTTTATAGATGGAATAGTTAATGTAATTGTAAACCTTTACAAAATAACATTCAATGTTTTTAAAGCTATTGCAAACGGCATAAAATCATTGTTTGGTGATGAACAAGCAAAAGCTGATATGTATAAAAATTTAGATGACGCGGGCAAAAATATGGCCGACATTTTTTATACATCATTTTCAGCAAAAGTAAAAGAAAACAAAAGAAATGATGATTTTGTAGAATCTTTATTTGCGCCTAATTCATTAATAAATACGTTTAGTTTAAATAAGCAAAACGACCCTTTAAGTAAATCAATTAAAGGATA